ACTGGCGTGACGCGGCCGGTGGGAAGGGTGATCTCCGCCCAGACCTCGCCCACCGGCACCCACACCTGGTCGTAGCCGCCCGTGTTGTTCTGCACCCGCTCGTACTTGCTCAGGCGGCAGCGGTGCCGCAGCGGTCCGGCTCTCATCAGAAGCGCTTCCTGTACCAGAGCAGCCTTTCGACTGCGAGGGGCATGGCAGTGGCGATGGTGCCCACAGCCACAGCCTCGCGGTTGGCGTACCAGTGGCCGACCAACAGCAGGACCGCCTGCTCGACATCGCGGGTCAGGCCCATTTCGTCGGGCTCGACCGGGTTGACCTCGACCAGCTTGCGGTCACAGTGCTGCTCGACGTGAGCCTTGGCCGCCTCGATGTAGCCGCTGATCAAGGTGTCTTCTTCGTCGCCGTCGACCCGCAGGTGCAGCTTGACGTTGGCCAAGTCCAGCATCTACTTGGTCTCTTTCGGGGCTGCCGGCTTGGACTGCTTCGGCTTGGTGACTTTGGCATTGCCGTCGGCATCAACCTCCTCCGCCAAGCCTTTGCCGATCAGGGTATGCGCGTACTCGTCGTTGGCATCCTCGAAGGTCTCGCCCGCCTTGATCTTGTTGGTTTCAGCGCCAAGCAGCGCACCATTGCCAACAAAGCCCCACAGAATCTTGATTTTCATGCTGCCTCCAGAAAAGAACAGGCCGGCGTTATGCCGGCCTTCGGTGGGGTTAGGCGGTCGGGAAGCGACCTTTCACCAGGGCTTCCTTGCGGCGCACGCCAAGGCCCAGGCGTTCCTCGACCAGCAGTGCACGTTCGTTCTTGATGAACTGATCGTTGATCAGGCCCATCTTGAACAGGAACGACATGCGGTCGAACAGCGTGGTGGAGCGAGCGAAGTTGGCGGTCAGGAATTCGCCGCCGTTGGTGCCGTCACCCTCGTCCATGCTGTCGGAGGTGATCACCGGCCGGCCCCAGAGGATCGGGGTAACCAGGCCCTGCAGGTTGGCGAACAGGTAGCGGTTCTCGCCGTCCTTCTGCAGCTCGATGTTCATCCAGTCCAGTTCGGTCATCACCACGCCATCGGCGGACATCTGCGACTGTTTGCGCACCTGGTAGATAGCGCGGCGGACCAGGTCGATGGCGGTATCGCCGGCTTTGCTGAGGGCGATGTCGTAGGCCGTCGCCTGGGTCATCAGGCCAGGCAGGTTCTCGCCGACACCATCGCCTTTGAGGATCTGCGCTTCCTCCTCCAGCTTGAGGTCATAGCGCAGCAACTGCTGCAGGTAGGCAAGCATCTGCGGAACATCATCCAGCGCCTCGTCGGTCACCGGCATCCAGACCGCAATTTTCTTCACGCGGTCAGTCACCGTTTCGAAGGTGACGTTGCTGGTCGGCTTCAGGCCGCCCTCCGCCACCGTCGCAGCGCCACGGGTGTGCAGCTTTTCGCGGAAGTAGGTGTAGTTCTGGCCGCCGACTGGAACGGTGGTGAGCAGATCGCGGATACGCAGCTCCTGGCGGATGCCAGGCTGAATCACCGGGTCGTAGACGGGCGCAACGATGCCGGCGCTGGTCACCTTCATTTCCGTCATGCTGGCCATGTCGGACTTGGTGACTTCGAGTTGCGCCAGCGCGGCATTTTTCTGGCTGAGCGCTTTGTAGCCTTCGTCGCCCTTGATCAGGTCGATGAAGCTCTTGCCCTCGCTGGGCTGGCCGCGCAGCTTCACGCCTTTCTGTTCCAGATCAACGACCTGGTCGATGACCTTTTGCAGCTCGCCCTTGGTGTCTTCGATCTGCTTGCGCAGGTCGCCAGTCACCTGGTTGCCCTTCTGCATTTCGTCCATGGCTGCGTCGTACTTCTTCTGCAGATCGCCGAAGCCGTTCTTCAGTTGCAGCTCGATGGAGTCCTTCAGTTCTTTCACTTCGCTCATGGCGATACTCCGAAATATTTGGTGAACAAGTTGGGAATTTCTTTCAGCTCATCCACGATCGCCGTGGCCTCGCTCCCGCCGTCACGGCGGAGCGCGGTGTAGCCGAGCGAAGCGACTGCCGCCGCTTCCTTCTGCGAGAGGCCCATGCGTTCGCGCAGGGCCTTCTCGAAAAGCCTGATGTCCGACTTGACGCTGAGGACCTGGGCCTCGGGGTTCATGCCGAACGGTACGAAGGAGGCCTCCCAGAGTTCGGCCTCCTTGATGATGCGGACGCGCCGGCCGGCGCGATCCTCGAAATCTGCCTTGATGGTGTTGAAGCCGATCGACATGCTGTCGAGGATGTCGGCCTTCATGAGCTCGTAGGCGTCACGGGCATAGCTGACGTTGAGATTGACCTGCCCTTTCAGCAGCAGGCCGTGATCGTCCTGGGTGTAATCGGCGGCGCCGACCAGGCGAGTCAGGTCGTGGTACAGGGCCAGCTTGAGTTGGCCCTTGCGGGTTGCTTCACGCGGGTGAAGGCGCCGGGTAGGATCACGTCGTCGCCCAGGTCAACGTTGTTGAACACTGCGGCGTAGCCTTCGAAATTGCCGGCTTCGTCCACGGCCTTGAGCTCGAACGGGCATTCAAGGTTCGCCATTTTTCTGTATCTCCCACCGGGTGACCCGGGCGTAGTCGCCGCCCAGCGGCGGGTAGTTTTCCTTTTCGCGGACCTCGTCAATCGACAGCCAGCCCGAGCCACCAGAACCGCCCAAGGCGGCCTGGAAGTACGAAGCGCGACCGGCGCTGTCAGCGCGCAGCAGGCCCTCGACAACGAACTCAACAAAACGCTGGCCGGAGCCAAACAACTTGTCGTTGAGCTCGTCCTCGACGGAATCGATGTAGGGCTTGAGGCCGAAGGTGATGAAGCCGGTGAGCTGCTGTTCCAGGTTCGAACCCATGATCGAGGTCTTGCCTGCCCGGTTGGCCAGCCACAGCGGCACACCGTAGATGCCCGCCAGGGCCTCCTCTTGGAACTGCTGCGACTCGATGAACTGGGCATCCTTCTGGCTGATGCCAGCCGGGACGATCTTGGGGTTGCCCTGCAGGATGGCCATCTTGCCGATGTCGTCGGCATCACCCTTCCGCACATCCGGGAACTTCGACATGATCCGGGCCTGCTGGGCCTCGGTCAGGAACTGCTCGTAGATGACGTAGCCACCGGTAAAACCGCCCTTGCGCATGAACCGCGCCGACCACTGCTGCCCAGCCTTGGCGAGCCCCATGGTCTCGGCCTGGTACTCGATGGGGGACAGACCGACGATGCCGTCCAGGCTGAACAACTTGAAGTGCAGCATGTACTCCGGCGACACCGGGAACATCTCCCCCTCCTTGGGAGTGACCAGGTAGATCAGCTCCTCCTCGGTGTCGATCTTCACGGACCGACCATCCAGCGGCACCAGGCCGATCGGGGTGCCATGCACGTTGCGCTCGATCAAGGCGAACGCGTTGCCTCGCAGGGCCATGTTCACGACCACGAACTTCAGGAAGTTCAGCCTGGTCATGTACGGGTTGGGCTTGCGCAGCAACTTGAGCATCGGGTCGTTGCCGGCGACCAGCGCCCGCCTGCCCTGCTTGTCCTCGTACAGTTTGAGCGGCAAACCGCTCAGCGACTCCGAAAGGATCTTGACGCAGGACCAGACCATGCTGATCGACAGGGCCGTCTTGACGGTGACTCGCACGCCGGCCTTGGTGCGCTTGCCACCGACCTCAAGGTCAACCTCGACATACTCGCCCGTCGCCGGGTCGGTGTAGCCGAAGAAGCCCCAGGTCATGGGGTTGTACCATTTGAATGCCATGGTCAGCCTATAAGTCCGAAGAACCCGTTATCCAGGTAGTCAGCCATTCCGCCCTGGGCTTCCGGGTTGAGGGCCAGGAGCGTCACGGCGTTGAACAGCGCCATCAGCGGGTCGATCTTTGCCGAGCCGCTGGCCTGCTTGGTGATGAGGATTGCATTGCCGCGAGGTTCGACACGGGCGTTGCCACAGCACCAGGCCATCATGGGCTGGCCGCCATGCCACAGGCCGCCCTCGGCCAGCTTCCGCTCAGCAGTCTTGATCGCGCCGCCCAGCGTGTAGCCCTGCTTCACGCCGCCGATCTTCTCGCGAGGAATGCCGCGGGCCTCCAAGGCGTCGAGGATGGCGCCGATGCCGACCGGGTCGAGACCTACCTGATCAAGCAGGCCAGCCTCCTCCACCTGGGCAACCAGCTCAGCGATCTGGTCGACGTCATCACCGATACGCTCCACCAGGGTCAGATGCCCGTCGTTGGCGAAGTCGCGGATGCGCGGTGCCTCAGCCTTGCGCCGCTCCAGCACGGACGGGTGTGCCCAGGCGTGGGTCCAGGTCAGCCAGCGCCGGGTGTCCCGCTCACGGCCGACAGCGGCGAAGCCAAGCAAGTCATCCAGGCCGCCGCCGTCGATACCGATGTCGATCACCTCGCAGCGCTCGAGTAGGTCGTTCAAGGTTCGGCAGTCGTCCGAGGCCTGCCGCTCCCAGTAGTCAGCGCCGGCCCAGCGGTCCGACAGCAGGGCCAGCCCGATCTCGACGTTGAGGTGCTTGGCCAGGAAGCCACGGAAAGACTCCTCGCCGTCCATTTGGGCTTGGGCATAGCCCCGCTCAATGAACGGCTCATCCACCGACAGCCCCAAGTTGGGGTTGGTGATGTAGGCGTTGGCGAAGTCGCGGTGGGCGCCTGCATCGAGCATTGCTTTCGGGAACTCGTACAGCACCGGGAGGAACGACTTGTCGATGATCTCGCCGTCCCGCACCTTGCGGGCGTACATCAGCTTCTGCCGGAAGACACCGGCCGGGGGCGCATCAGACTGGGTGGTTGCCCAGATGATGAAGCCTTCGGGGCGAGAGGCCAGGCCGCCAGTGGCTTCCCGCAACATCGCCTCGGCGTTGGCACGCTTGCCGAACACCCACAGCTCATCAACGAAAACGCCGATTGCCTTCTTGCCCGACACCGTCTCGCTGTCGGCCGCCACCACCTTGAGCGTGGCGTTGGTCTGCCGGTGGGTGACGGTGCGCAAGTGGTCCTGAACCTTGAGCAGGGCGTCCAACTCCTCGTCCGCCCGCACCATGTCGCGGATCGGGATGTAGGAGTTGTCGGCGATCTCCTTCGTCGGCGCCAGGATGATGAACTCGCCGGATGGTCGCCAGTTGAGGACCAGCGCGGTGAGCATGATGCCCGCCGCGATGGTCGACTTGCCGTTCTTCTTGCTGATCAGCAGCATGAACTCGCTGACCATACGCCGGCCCTCGTCCGGGTCATAGGCGCCGAAGATGGCGGCGACGAACTGGTTGACCCAGTCGCGGACCGTCTCGCACATCAGCGGGCTGCCGGTGGCGTCGACCATTCGCAGGGCGCCGAACACGTCGAGCGCTTCCTCGGCTTCAGCTGGGAACAGCGGCTCGAACGGGATCAAGCTTTGGCGCGCAACGATGCGCTGCTCCCAGTCGGGGCATGCGGTTGACCACTCCATCATTTCACCGATCGCAGTGGGCCGCGGCGGGCGCCGAATTTGCCGGAGGCTGCCTGCTCAGCTTTGGCCTGAGCCTGGTCCTTCTTGCCGCTCTCCCCTTTGCGAGGATGAACGAAGGGCATCAGCGCCTTGGCTGCATCGACGCGCAGCTTCGGCTCAGACTCCAGGTCGTTCATCACCGACAACAGGAAGTCCTTCGGGTCGCGATGAAGCAGTGCCTGCATGAGGTCGAAGCCGGCAGGCTCTCGGTCGGCGGGTTCGTCCTTCGGGGTCGGTGGTTCGGTCGCCGACTCGGCTTGCGTCGATGGCTCTGGCGCCTGCTCAGGTTTAACACGCGCTTTAACATCTGCTTTAACATCTGCCGGCATGAGACCGAGGGCGCGGAGCTTCAGCAACTCGGCCGCGACGTCCTTGTCCTTGACCAGCCGAGAGCCCGCCGCAGACGCTGTCTTCTCGGAATAGCCAGCCGCAACAGCTGCGTCTCGATTGGACGCACCTTCCCTCAGCGCTGCGATGAATGCGCGCTTGCGGGATGTTAAAGCCATTTAACAAAAATCCTGTGGGGGAAAAAAATCTGTACGTGGGGTCGGAGGCGGTCTAGCTACATGAGAACGGCTATATTTTGACCACCCCCGGGGTTGACGCACGTCATTGGCGTGCTTCGAACCCTTCCCTGCCTGTACCGCAGCTCCGCCGAGGTCACCTGGCCAGGCCAGCAGCCTCCTCGGCCTGCTTCACCGAGTCGTGGCAGGGTTTGCACAGCGCCTGCCAGTTGTCCTGGTCCCAGAACAGATGCTTGTCGCCTCGGTGCGGAACGATGTGGTCAACGATGAACGCAGCAGTGGTACGGCCTTGCTTGGCGCAGTAGACGCACAACGGGTTATCGCGCAGGTACTGCTCTCTCGCCTTCTGCCACCGGTAGTCATAGCCTCGCTGGGAGCTGGTCATGCCGCTACGCCAGCTGCCAGGGGTCACCACCTTGACCCGCGAGCCTGAGCTCTCCTTGATACGAGCTCCTAGCGTCTTGAGCCTGGCCATCAATGCACCTCAACCTTGATGCCGCGATCAATCCAGTGGGACACCCGCTCAGGATCAGGCTCACGGCCAGTAACGTGAGCCACGGCCATTACGCCAGCCAGGTAGTACTTCAGCCACCAGCGTTGTCGGCAGACGATTATTACGGTGACCGTGGCCATCACTCACCCTCTCGCCGCATGCCAACTTGGCTGGCGATATCGGCAGCACGCTCACGCACCTCCAGCACCTGGCCGTCGAACATGTGGACGATGGCGCAGACGCCGTGCCACTGGGAGCTGGTGCCGGCCTCCTGCACGCGGGCAATAGCGGTCGGCGCCAGGAAGTGCTGGCGGCGGTTGATGTCGGTCAGGGTGATCATTGCGTGCTCTCCAGCTGGGCGCGGCTCAGTGCCTCGTCAGCCTTGTCGGCGGCCTTGGTTGCTGTGGTCGCGGCCTTCGAAGCCTTGGCCGCGGCGTTGTCGGTTCGCTTGGTCAGCTCGTCCAGGCGCTTGTCGCGCTCAGTCATGGCCGCATCGTAGGCATCCCGGATCTGGGCTACCTGGCTGGCCTGGGTGCTGGCCATGGCCCAGTAGGCCGACTGCCAACCCAGGACAGCACCACCGGCTATCAACAGCGCAGCGATGATCCACACCTCGGCCCGTCGCCACCACCGGCGGGCGATGAATTCCAATGCACATCTGTCCATCACGAGTTACCTCCCAGCTTGCCGCGCAGGCGGGCGATCTCCTCGCTCTGGGCTGTGACTCGATCAGTGAGCTGGCCGACCTGGCTGGTCAGTGCTTCGATCTTGCCCTCCAGGCGCCCAACGGTTGCCGCAAGGTCGTTGCGCTCCTTCGCGAACTGGTCAGCGCGGGATTCGGCCAGCTTGCGGGCTTCTCGCTCGGAATCGAGCAGTTCATTCAGGCGCCGGACGGTGCCGATGTCGGCGTTGTCCATGGCTCGGTCTGTCGCGTCCTTGGAGAGGAACTTGCGCAGCCAGAGGAAGCCGCCCAGCAGCACGGTGCCCGAGCCGGTCAGCCAGGTGGCTGTGCCTGGGCCGAGGTCGGTCGGGTCCATCAGTTGCTCCATTTGGGTTGTTTGATGAAGCCCTTGGCGCGGCGCTTGTACCGCAGCAGCTTGCGAAGGTGGGTAACCCGCGAGGGCCGAACCTTCGAATCATCTTGCGGCTCCATGCGGGCAAGCAGGTGATGCGTCTCATCGATCAAGTTCGAGAGATACACATGGCGCCGGTAGTACTCTCGAATGACGTTCATCCTGGGCCTCCTGAAACGAAAAAAGGCCCGCCGGAATGGCGAGCCCTTTGAATTAGTGTGTCCGGCCGCTCCGCGTCCAAGACCGTCGGTAAGCACAGCCTCGTTTGGCCCTTTCTCAAACAAAAACCCCGCACATTGCCGGGGTTTCTCTGAACCCTATTACTTGGCGTCTAACAGGTCGTGGCCTGCCCAAGTCATCTCGAAGTTGTCGAGATCGAGATTAACGTCCTCGTCGTACGTGGCCTTGACTAGGCCAGCGGTATCCAGGATATGCAGGTGGTAATTCACTGCATCCACGTGCACAGGCGCTGTGTGTGGGTACCTCTCAGCAAATACCGCATGAATTTCGCTACGGTAAAGACCATTACCTCCATTGTCCTCGGTGACAATGATTTCTAGCAGTTCCTTAGCCAGCTCCATGTTTCTTTTCATGCTCATCCCTCTCCGAGTTATGCCAAATGGCCATACGGAGGGTATCGCACTTCCTTACAACGCAAAACCCCGGCTCAACGGCCGGGGTTTCTCTGTGTCGCGGTGCGTTGCAAGCTGGACACGCTGCTATAAAAACAGGTGTTTATCCGCCCGGAAAGAACTTTTTACGCAGCCTCCCGGATGTGCTCCAGGGCCGAGTCGATCCAGGCAACACCCTGCTTGATGATCTCGAACGCCTTGCGCTCAGCCATCCTGTTCGCCTCCCCAATCCGCAGCGATGGCCACTTGGCGCCGTAGTACAGCCAGACGAAGTCGCCCATCTGCTGGTTGCGCTTCGTCAGCCTGGCCACGACCGAGTCGATCATCAGCGCGGTGTCATCGGTCAGCGAGTACTCCACGCCGCCGCTGGCTGCTGCCGCGCTGACAGATGGTGAGACGTACCTGGGCACGCCCATGCCATCCATCCGCCAGCTGCCCCACTGCTCCAGCAGCCACTCGGTGTCCCCCAATGGCTTGTTCGCATAGGTCCGTTTCTTCATGCAGCCCTCCGGGGCGTTGGGTCGGTGTCCAGGCCGAACAGCTCGCACAGGAGCTTGTAGGCGTGCTTGTTCTTGGCGCCGCCCTGGATGATCCAGGCCTTGGCGAACTGCTCGAACCCCTGCGCGGCTCGGGAGCCGTGCCAGTCGGCCACGATATCCATCAGGGCCGCCGAAGCGATCCGGCCATTGGTCCGGTCCAGCAGGATGCGGTTGCCCTGCTTTAGGAACTCCCGCTCGACGGGGGTCAGGTTCTTGCGCGGCAGGGCCGCAGTTACGTTACTCATGGCCGTCTCCCGGCTTGATTTCTTGAATGTGCATCCTCCCTTGGGATGGATGCTCTAAGGTGCTGCAAGCCGCGCCGCTGTTGGCCTCATCGCTTGCAGCCCCGGTTTTGTGTCCCGGCAATGTCCCGGTGTGGATAGCGGCGAAACCCTGCTGATCAAGGTGGTCGTGCCAGGCCTCAAGGGCGCGGCGCTTCAACCCCTCCAGCGTGGTGTGGATGTAGGTCGCGTCGAGGTCTTTCATGGCGTGGTTCAGCAGCTGCTCGCCGACCATGTAGTCCACGCCAAGGTCGGTCCAGGCGGTGCGCGCCACCTTCCTGAGGTCATGGCTTGACCACTCACCCTTGGCCAGCTCGGTGAACAGGGTGTTGGCCTTGCTCGGGCTCAGCGGTGCGCCGTAGCTGCCGGGGAACAGCAGCGGGCCGGTGTAGCCCTGGGCAGCCTGGTGGTCCCGGTACCG